GACCTATTCTACGCTGATCAGATATATCCAAGCGTAGTTCACGTTTTCCCAAAATCTTATGTAGTAGCTCGCCATAAAATAGACCCGTCCCAAGGAGGAAGTTTAAGCAATTTACGAACTATCCTAGGCGTTCCTGTACACATACAGGTCCGCGGGCGAATTATAAATGGCGACATCAATGATCGTCGGGATCCATGGCATAGCCCAGGTAAGCCTGGCATGCCACTCACTGGGTCGGCGTTTAACCGGTTGTATCAAGATGCGGAGCGTTTTAATCATCACTATTCTTTAGACGGCACAAAATATGATAGTACTGTGGCCAGACAGATCATGAACATCAGTACGCGTATTCGTAAATTGGGCTATGCATGGCATCCTGATTACGAACGCATTGCTTCAGTGTTAGATGTCATGGAACAATCACTCATGGAAGCACATTTAGTCAATCTCTGGGCGAAACCAGGTAGTCCCAAGCGAACTATGTGGAAATTCGGAGGACTGATGACGGGCCATGAGTCTGTGACAGAGGACAACACGGAAACTCTTCAAATAGTCATAATCGCAACACTATGTAAGATTTGGAATATGAGTCCCCAGGAAGTCCTGGGCTCAATGGCATTGGAAAATGTAGGAGACGACAATTTCTTTCATTGCAGCGAGCCTCTCGATGAAGAGGCCTTTTGTCGCACAGCATATGAATTATCAGGCGTAACTTTTAGAATAGAAGATCGGTCCACCAAAGTCACAGGTATAGAATTCCTGAGTAAGACAGGATTCCCAATGACGCCGGAAGACCTTCAAGAACTAGAAAGTTATGGCATTGATACGTCAAACCTAAAATACAAAGCCACACACAATAGAAAAACCTTACTAATGCGATATGCCGGGCTCAAACAAGATGGTATGCATCGACGCAAAGCAGCTTCTAAAGATCCTTTTACGAGGGCAGAGTATATGCTAGATCGTATCAATGGCTACGCCCAGCTGTGCGCACACCACCCAGACATATATCAATTCCTGCGAGAAGAGCGGGATTGGTATTTAGGGCAAATCAAACAGCAGGTCGTTTTAGAGCGTTTACGAAAAATGCGAAAACTCAAAATGCCTTCGTACTCAAAAATCATGCGTCAATGGTATGCGCCTTTGAATATTCCAATGAGCACTAAGGGACTGGTCCCAGTATGGTTAGCATATTGGGATGCTTATAATTTGGCATTCTATAATGTTGACCGTAATTTACGGACCCTACGGAGCTCTCTCAATAGTCTGGATCCAGAATTTTGGGATCTTCCAGATATTCCCTTATATGACCTTCCAGTGAAGGCAAAGGGCTGGAAACCCACATTCCAGGTGGAAGAATTCATCTTCTGGCGCAATACCGAATATGATTGGCAAAAGACTGAAAATGGTTCATTAGATAAATGTGCAGGCATCCCGTTGTTAAAGAAAAGTGACATGGTGGCATTGGCCCGCCAAAGTCCATTCTTTGGTTGCACAGATATCGAACTATTCTGCCGACATAAAATGCCAAGACTGCAAGAAAAACTACTCGCACATCCAAATCCCACGTCTTTCGTCGTTCAACAATCGGTGAAATGGCGTTTCCGAATGAGCATATTATCAATAATATATAGTGGCTTGGCTTTATCAGTCAGTGCCATTCCAGCAGGAGCCACAAGTTTATTCGGGCTCTTTTTCGACTTGTACAACTCAGGCACTCGGCGATTGTACAGTTGGCTATCTTATGCTTATTGGTTGGATAGGGGTAGAGGCAACGCAGTCATAAGCAACATGGTGCCAAAGGATCAATACGGAGGATATAAACAAGCGGCTGTGCATTTGTTAGCTTTGGTCCCAGAACAATTCTCATTACCAGACTTATTACCGTTTTTAAGGCTGGATATGGGACGCTGGTTAGAGCAGACCGCCACATTCGTTAATTACGTACAGGGGTTTATGACCCCTGCATCGTACTCAATATATAACGCAATGAGCGAAGCCGGCCTTAAAGGGTCAGAGTGGC